AACCGTAGCTTACCGACCGGTCGGTATCTGTGTTTAAGGATTTTGCTTCATTTTGTTTCCGGGCGTGTCGTCTGTTTGTTTGTGTTATAGTGTGGTTATCAACTTCAAGGGAAAGGAAAAATAAAATGGAAAATTATAAGCAAATCGCAGGGGAATTGGGCGTTAGTGCCGAGGAAGTGCGTGAATTGATGGCACGCGCTTGTGTTGATTGGTGAATTGAAGAGGGGAATTGACGTGTGGTATTTTATTATTACTAATGATGGTTTTCAGGTGTTTGAGGTTTTGCCTGATTGTGTGAAGCCGAGTAGGAAGCATTGCACGTCTACTCTTAAGGCTTCATTGGACGGTGTTCTGTTTCATATTCGTGCCGCCTATGAGGGCATGGATGTGATCGTTGATATTGATAATGCCACGTTTGACCTTGATGGTACTATGGTTGGAATGGTTAAGGTGGTGTTGGTATAATGATTGGCATGATTGTTGCTGTCTGTATTTTTTCCACGTTGTTCCTTACAATGGCTGCTACAGTGTTTTGTGAGTTGCCGCGTACTGCTTGTGACGTGTTCTGCTTTTGGCTATGCTTGTCGTAGCTGTGGCTATTGTATTGGTTTTTGTAGTGAAAGGTTTCTGAAAATGGTTAAGACTGATATGAAAGTCGCTACGTTTGATTCCCCGTTTGTGGGGGGGCGTGTGGAATTGTGGTTTTGTCCTCATGGTGAACGGTACGAGCTGAGGTATGCTGTCCAGTTCCGTACACCGTGTGGCGGGGTGTGTGGCGGGTCGGCCTTGTGTGCGTATGATGCTGGGGACGGCTCTCAAGTGGTTGATTTGATGTTGGATGCTATCGGCATTGCTAACACTCCTCTCTTGGATAGGGGTTGATTATGTATTTCCGTGGTTGGCTCCATTCATGGACTTGTAGGAATTGTCCTTATGCTGACATGTATTGGCGCTTACGTGCGTTTTGGGTGGGAGCGAAACGTAGGGGTGATGTTTTTAAGCCGCCGAAACGGTGCCCGAGTACGGACTTGTGGTTTGACATGTGGTGGCTCGGTGCCGAGTCTGGTAATGACGGATTGGAGTTTTGATCATGTATGAAACTTTTGTGGCACTGGCGTATTTGAGGCATGGCGATAACCTTCCTATCGAAGTGGGGTGTGCCACGTCATACGATAAGGCCTCTGAGCTTGTGCGTAAGTGGGCTGCGGTGCCCTCGCATACGAGGGATATCGCATATTTCCGGGTGGAAAGGCGCTATTATGTTTAATCGTGGCAATGATAGGACGCCGATCTATCGCATGCGCCGGTTTGATGATGCGATCATGGAGTCGCCCCGTATTGTCAAGGCTACGCGGGGGTATACCCGTGAATTGAATTTGAAACGGTATGATATGGGTTATGGCGATTTTGAATCGTGCTGTAGGGCGGTCAATATGCTGTGCGAACTGTGGCGGGAAGCGCCTAGCGCATGGTTTACGCAAGCGGTGATCACTGTCTCACGGATCTGTGGAAGCATGTGTATTGGTGATGGGCTCGCCGCCGCATTGTCCCGCACGTATGACGTGGAATATTTGGACGGCACGGTGAATTTGCCAAACTTGATTGCATGGTGTGCCGTCTGTGCGGTCAAGGGTGCCACCTCGTATGACTGTTGCACGGTTTTTGACAGTCCGCAAGCGCAAAACCTTATTATTGCCGTGTTTAAAAATTTTGACAGACTGGACACGACTTGCTATAATGATAGTGAATTAGAAAAAATCTTACTGCAAGGGAGGTAAAGATTGGCTAGAACCAAAACCGACATTTTCCGCACTCGCGTATATGCTGTGCTCAAGGGTATGGAATTGGTGGACGGTGATTTTGTGGAAGCCGAGCATGTTATCGACGGGCGCTTGAAGGATACTCGCGCGTATTCGATTCGTGCAAAGAAACTGTTCCCGAATTTCATCCCACGGTCTATCAACATTTTTTCTCAAAAAGTGTCCATGAATGAGGAAACTTTTTACAAGTATGCGACTCTTGAGGAACCGCAGGAATGGAACCCAGAAGAACACACAAACAAACGACACGCCGAAATTGAAAATAATGACGGCATGTGATATAAAAGATTTTAGGCATAAGCCTAAAAACAAAAAACAATAACCATAAGGGAAGGTAAATATCATGGAAAACACCAACACCGCACTTGTCGCATTCAATACCGAATCCGCCGAACTCGGTACCGTCCAGCATTTTATCGACACTTCCACCCGCGAAGGCAAGATCAAGCTCTACTCGGCATTGCAGAACGCCGAAAAGCTCGACGAACACCTCAACGAACCGTTGAACATGGTGAATGCCGTCGCACAGGCCGTGCAGGTCACGGACGATCAGACGGGCGAAATCTCCAGCACCGTGCGTGTCATCATCGTGACCGATGACAACAAGGCGTACGCGGCCACCTCCCCAACGTTGGCGGCAGGATTGAATACCATGTTCGGGATCTTCGGAACCCCGAACACTTGGGAAGCGCCATTGGCTATCAAGGTAGTGGAACGCCGCTCCCGTCGCGGCTTCAAGTTTTTCAGCATTGAGCCGGTGGACGATCAGGAAACCAAGTGAACTTGCTATAATAACTGAGTAGCGTTCGTTCATAGAGAGCACCCACTTTGGGTGCTCTCGCCATCTCAAAGGGTGCGCACTATGTCCCGAAGCCGTAAACAGAAGCATGTCAAGGCACGTCAAGCCGCACAAGCCCGTGTCGCGCGTAACATCAATCAGCTCGGCGTTTACTCCCACTCGAATCTCGCCAAAACCGCAGACCAGCAACTAGTCAACATTGCCAAAACATTAAGCAGGGAGTGGGAGCGGCAGAAGAAACAGGCCATAGCGGAAGCGAAAGCAACCCCCTATCACGCTACCGCCGTAGACAGGCCGACGAAAAAAGATTACATGTTTGCCCAGCGCACGCCCATCACTAACGCACAGATCGAAGCGGAACCCGTGGCAAAACGGCGCAAACTCTTAAGGCAACAGCAACGGAAAATCAACGCGGCACGGCAGAAGATCAACGAATGGAACAAGGAACAGGCCATGCCACAGCGAAGCGTGTACGATCAGCGCGTGGCAGAACTTGAAGGCAGTACGGGCGAGGGGTTCGGACGCACTCAAATCATCCCGTCAAAGCTCACCGACTTTCTGCAAATGACTAATGTTCTGAGTGATGAAGCGTTCGTGCGCTCCCAATTGGAGAGCGGACACCGGAACGAACTGCGTGAGCAAATGCATGATGTGGCCGAAATACTAGGGTTGCGCACCGAACAGAAACGCAAACCGTCCAAAAAGTCGAGAACGGGCAAACAGGACAAAGATTTGTACGGCGAGCATGATTGGCCGTCCTATATGCCGCGCGGACGCTATGAAGTGTTCGAGAAAATCTTGGCTACCACGCTCGGCTCGAAACGGTTGAAGCGGTTCCGCCAACTCTCAGCCACGCAAAAGAGGGCTTTTATCGAGCAAACGGATGCGCCGCGTATCGTGTTTGACTGGACGGTATATGATCCCGTTCGACACGGTTTTACTTCAGTATTCAGGGATGACGGCGAGGGCTATCGGCGTTCGCGCAGGCAGTTTGACCGATGGATGGGAGAAGCTAGCGCATTGGCAAAGTAGCGGTCGGCAATCAAGGGAAGTTATACTATGGTAGTGCAGGATAATAGGGTGGGATTATGGTGTGCGGATAACGTCATACGATTCACGGACGGCACCGTCTTACGCGACATTACCGCCCCTAATCATCTTTTGGCGTCCATCATGACTGGTGGCAGGCTCACCGTCTACGTGACTGACCCCGAACTGCTTGATCCGTTCATTGCGCATATCGCACACGCATTGCCTCACAACGAACATAACGCAAACTTGAGCTGGGATGCGATAGTGTCGAAAAAAGGCAAGTTTTTCAGCTTCACGGCGCGTATCGACCGCGAAAACTCGGCACGATTTTTCGACATATCGAATCTTTTGCGGGAGAACTGCCGTCTCGCCATGACTGATGCCCAACTGCTCAATATCTTACGTGAATATGATCAGTGTGGCTTGTGTAAGATCACGGCGGGCGGTGCAAGTATGGAAGCGTTCGCGGCTGGCGAGTGGAAATGGTATTACGACAAATTCCCCCAGTTGGAGCCAGAGGATAAAAAGTCGTTGCATGATGCTTATATCGGCGGATTTATGTTCGCCAAAGAAGGCATGTACGGTAAGGCTATCGACGTTGACTGCAATAGCATGTATCCGAGTATTTTGCGGGACGAGTGGTTGCCATGGGGATTGCCGAAACCGTACGAAGGCAAATACGTGCAAGATAATGACATGCCCTTGCATTGTGACGAATTGACGTTTCGGGCGGAATTGAAACCGGACGGATACCCCTTTCTGCTCGACGACCGCAGCATCTACGGACTGAACCGACTCACCTCAACCCGGGGCTATGTCACAAGAGTATTGACCGACATTGATCAACAACTGCTTTACGATAATTATGAGGTGAGCGTGTACAAGCATGTGCGAGGGTGGAAGTTCCGGCAAAGTAAGGGGTTTTTTCGCTCGTTCGTGGATGAATGGGGGGAATTGAAGCAGAAGGCGACGGGCGAGAAACGGCAAATGGCGAAACTGATCATGAACGCTCTCGTGGGGAAAATGGCGAGTCTGCCCAAAGGTTCCGTCATGCTCCCCACGTCTAAAGATGGTATCACCCTCGATTGGGATATTGCGCAACGTGAAGAGTCGAATTTGAAAACCGACTTTTTGCCCGTGCCCGTGTGGGTCAACGCCTACGCAAGAAAAAAGCTTATGACCGTCTGCCATGCGAACGCTGATAGATTATTGTATGCCAATACGGATGGGTGCATCCTATCAGGCTGGGAACCGGTACGATCATGCGAAATACATTCGACCGAACTGGGTAAGTGGAAGATCGCCGCCCGATACGAAAAATTGACCATACTCGGTATGAACCGGTATCAAGGATGGAGAGCGGACGGGGAAGTTGACGTATGCATGGCCGGAAACATGTTCTCGCAGCCCATACCATACGAAAAGTTCCGGCATGGCATACAGGTGCAGGATGATTACGGGACAATGGTCATGCTATAATATCTACTGTCTTGTGAGCGTCGATTATCGACTGGGAACAACATAGGTCGGACTGCCACGGCTGAGAACGCCGCCGACCGTGATTTGCTACCGTGGCGGTAGTGCCCTACGATTTTCAACTCGCGCTCTGATAGGACAGCTAGGCCCCGCGTGATTGCGGGGTCATTTATTTTCTCCTGTCGCATGATATAATTTTGATGGAAACATTACCAATATGAAGGGAGCTTTTGTATGGCAGACCCGAATAATGACGGCGAGGAAAACACTACCCCACCGCCGACCGAAGAGGAACGGCAGACCGAAACCGTGGGTGATGAGGTCAAACCGAAGGAGCAGGAACCGGAACCGAATCAGGAGCCGGACGTAAGCGTGCGACTTGACAGCATCGAAAAGGAATTGGCCACCCTCAAGTCCATGATGGACATGCTCGGCTACAATGACCCCGCACCGTCCGGCAATGACGGCGACGGCGACGAAACGCAAGAGTCCATCGAAGATTTGTTCGACTAAATAGAAAGGTATAATAATGTCCAATATTCGACCGTTAGCCGGTAAGGGTGACGTTGAGATCTTCAACGCAGTCCGAAACGCCACCTCACCCCAGTTCCAGACCCGCATTCCGAGCGCAACGCAGGGCAATATTCGCAACGCGGTGGAGACCATGCGCAATTTCCCGTACCTGCGCGATGAATTTACGGGCGTGCTTATCCAGCGCCTGATTGGCCTATATGTCCAGCATGCCGACTGGGACGACCCGCTCAAGCTCATCGGCTCCCCACGCACCCTGAAGCGTTACGGCTCTACTTACGAACAGGCGGCGGTCGGCCTGGTCAAGGCACGCACCCGCAACTTTAATCAGGAGTACTTGGGCGATGATGTGTATGGCCGCTACAGTCTGCCAACCGCGTCCGTATTCCACCCGCTGACGTTCGATCATTACTATCCCGTCACCATTCCGGAAGACGCGCTTCTCACCGCGTTTGACGGAGAGTCGGGCATGAGTGACTACATTTCCGAGATTATGAACGCCCCTATCCTCTCGGATAGGAACGATATGTATTTGATGAAGACGCAGTGTTTCGCGGAGTACGCACGCAAGGGCGGCTTCTACCGCGTCCACACCCCCGACGTTGGCAAGGCGGATTCCACGGAAGCGGACGCAAAGGGATTGCTGCGACTTATCCAGCAGGTGGCGAACGAATTGAAGGCGTCTCCAATGTCGGCCATGCCACGATACAACGCCATGTCTTGGGTCACTCCATGGCGCGATAGCGAAGCGATCCTGTTCGCCACGCCGCAGGTTATCGCCGCACTCAACGTGGAAGCTCTCGCCGCCGCCTTTAATATTGATAAGGCTAATGTCCCGTACCGCATTATTCCTATCCCGGAAGACATGTTCGGTATCGGCGGACAGGGCGGCAAGGTTCAGGCCGTCCTGACCACCGAAGACTTCTTCTTCTGCTGGGATGAGATGTTGGAGACGACAAATTCCCCCGTGAACCCGATTGACGGCACCCGCAACATCTTCTACAAGCATAGGGGGTCTATTACCCCTAACCCGTTTGCCAATGCCGTGCTGTTTTGGACGGGCGAAGGCTCCAACGAGTCCGTAACCCTGCCGGATACGCTCACCACTTCCACTCCGAAATTCACCCTGCGCGTCATGAAGTACGGTCAGCCCTCCATCACCCCCCAAAACGTGTCGCGCGGTGATTTGGTGCAGGTGGCGTCCGAAATTACGAGCGCAAATAAGGCCAAGGCCTCGTTCCAGCCGGTCGGCATCGAATACAAGGTTGAGGGTGCGACTTCCCAGTTCACCTCGATCGATAACGACGGTATCCTGCGCTGTGGATTGGACGAAACCGCCGAAACGCTTAAGGTCACCGCCCAGGCCACCTATATTAACCCCGCCCATCCTGAGATCGATCAGACGGTTTCCGCCGCACTGTCCGTGCCAGTGGTGGGCGAATGGCTGGGAGGTTGGAAGACTGGAGCCATTAAATCAATTGAGATCCAGGGAGAAAAGACGGTCAAGGTCAACAACCATACCGCGCTCAAGGCTATTGCCACCAAGACTGACGGCAATAAGGCGGACGTGACCAATCTCGCCATGTGGACGGTAAACGATAACGCCACTATCACCCCTAACGGCGTGCTGACCGGCAAGACGGCCGGTTCCGCAAGCGTTTCCGCAAAGTTCGCGGGAGCACAGGGTACGGCACAGATCACCGTCACCGCATAGTGACAACCGCCAACCGGTAAAATAGGTGTGGATAGACTTTTATCCACACCTATTATTTTAGGAGGACTTTATGAGCGCAAACGATCTGCCCATCAATTTCAGCTATGCAAAATGGACGCCAAACACCAGATTCAAGCTCTGTAACGTGCCGTGGGACATGGGCTACAGGGATATAGTCAAATGGGACAGACAGGCCCAGCAAGAGTATTTCAACCGACTGCAAGGCATCGAGTTCACGAATTGCACCATGAGCAAGTATGGGTTGCCGGTACGGTTGCCGGTACCGTTCGCACAAGCGAGCCAATATAATTATCTGATCGCCACGAACGATTATGATTTTGATACCCCCCGCAGTTGGTATTATTTCGTTCAGACATGCGACTATATCAACGCCAACACGACACAGCTCAATATTCAATTGGATGTGTGGCAGAGTTTTCAGCACGATATTCGGCTGGGTAACGCCTACGTGGAACGAGGGCATGTGGGGGTTGCGAACGAAAACGCTTGGAAGGACTGGGGCAAAACCTACTTGGATTTACCCGAAGGACTCGACACCGGCAAATGCACCGTACTCACGAATGAATCATGGAAGCCATTAATGGGCGTAGTGGACGGTCATAACCTTAAATTCGGCGTCATCATACTCTCCACCACCTCCCTATCCGTGGATTCCGGCACCAAAGACAACCCAACCATCCAGTCAGCCAGTGGCAGCTTTTTCGAATCACAGGCAAATGGAACGGAAATTTACTACCTCGACAACCCACTGGACATTGGCAGGTTTTTCGACGGTGGAGCAACCTCACCATGGGTAACACAGGGCATTTGCGGAATTTTCGCGGTACCGCCACTGCCTGACAAGCTTACCAGCTGGGGTGAGAAAGTCACGAAACTTTTCGGCAAGGACACGCATTTTATCGGCAATTGCTGGAAAATGGGAGCAAGCGCAACAGACAGTTCGGACAGGTACGATGATATTATCAACATCAAAGATTTTCGTACCATGTTCCAACTCCCCGAACGCTACCGGTACCTGAAAAAGTTTCTTACCTCCCCTTACGCCTATGTCGAATGCTCGTGCCTTAACGGGACCGTCATTGCATATGAGCCTGAGCAGATCCCCTCCGCTGATCTGATCATCCGTGAATCATGGAATTACGCGCCGCCGTCGCCTCGCCTGAACTTTTATGCACGCGGCTATCATGCAGGAAACTTGGGCGAACGTCAGCCATTGCCAAACGGGCTTGGTTTGCCTATCGATACGGGTGAAATGCTCAACGCGTCCTTTGGGATCACCAATTTTCCAACGTTCATGGCCGTCAACAACGGATCCGCCTTGGCGCTTGCGAACAGCGCCTACACACGCCAGTACGCGCGGCAAAGCGCGGATTGGGGGTATCAGAAAACCCAAATGGGCATCAACAATGCTTACGCTCAAGCACAATTGGGCACGCAGTACGCAAGCGCCCAGAATCGGCTCGGCACGTCGAACCGGAACGCCATGAACGCGATCAGCAACCAGAGTGCGCAGATGGGTACCGATTTGACCCTGAAAAACCTTGGATTCAACAATCAAATGGCACAGCTCAACACTATCGGGTCGGGTGTGGCAAACGCGGTTGGTTCCGCCGTCACCGGTAATATAGGAGGTGTGGCCGGTGCTATGGCGGGCACCGCGATAGGCGCATGGACGAACCAGCAAACCTACAATAACAACGTCTCAACCGCCAACCAGCAACTGGCGAACACACAGACCACCAACAATGCCAGCACCTCACAGGCCAACGCCTATAGTCTCGCGCAAACCAACCTGTCCAACCAACAAGCCATGCAGTTTGCCGACATGAACAAACAGTTGGCACAGGCGACGGCGCAAGGCGATTATGAAAACACGATCGCAGGTATCAACGCACAGGTACAGCAGACCCAGACCGTACCGCCCACCACGTCCGGCGCATTGGGCGGTGACGCCTTTAACCTGGCTAACGGTCTGATTGGTGTGATGGTGCGGTTCAGGCAGATATCGCCCGCAGCCATGCAGGCGATTGGAGAGGTGTGGTTAAGGTATGGCTATTATGTGCAGCGGTTTATGAGACTGCCGGATGATCTTATGGCCATGAGCAATTTCACATACTGGAAACTCCATGAGCTGTATGTGCGTAGCTCGACGTGTCCAGAAGAGTACCGCCTGACCGTCAAGGGCATTTTCGAGAGTGGCGTGACCGTGTGGACTGACCCCGATAGGATTGGCGTCACCGACTATGCGGATAACGTGCCACTAGCCGGTATCGCATACTAAAGGGTATAATGGAGAAAGTTATATGACTCTCTCCATTGTTTTTCAGGACGGTGATCATGGGTAAACGCAATAACGCAAGGAAGGCCGCGCACTGGGATAACCAGAGCGTGCTCGGCAGCATGTGGGGCAATCTGAATCTACCGGAAATGCGGCAATCGCTCAGGATCAATCAATATATGAAATTGATTGAAATGCTGGCCGTGTCGCGTTTCAAATGGGTGAACCTACCACCGTATATTGACGAGCGCTATTTGGAACTCACCTTATTCGAGAATGGTCTGGCACTGTTTTTTCCTGACAAACGTAAGGGCGTCAACCGTTTCATGGCCACAGCGGGCAATATCGGCGGGGTGAACAACTACAATAATCCAACCAGTTTCCAGCCGGTAGCCACGAATTACTCGCACCCGCAGATCGGAAGCAAGGAATGCGTACCGATCTGGGATAACCAATTACGGTGCACCATGATCGATGTCATGTGGAATTACGCCACACGACTCGCCATCGCAGATCGTGCTTTGGACGTGAATTTGGACAATATCAGTGTACCGTTGATTATCGCCACGTCCGAAACCAACAAGCTCACCGCGCAAAATTTGATGAAAGCGCGAGAAGACGGCGATCCCTATATTTACGCCTACGATTCGGCGGACATTACCGGCATGTTCCAGACATTCCCCAACGTCACGCCCTTTTTGGCCGATAAAATCATCACCACCAAAACACAGATTTGGAACGAACTCGTAAACTATCTGGGAATTGACAACTCGACCACCGAAAAGAAGGAGCGTTTGCTTGAATCGGAAGTCACGGCTGGAAACTCGCGTACGAACGTGTTTCGCCTGAGCTATCTGAAAGCTCGCCAGCAGGCGTGCGATACGATCAACCGCTTGTGGCCGCAAATGGCCGACTCGGGATTCCCCATTGGCGTCGAGTGGAACGACACCACTTCAGGGGGGCTATTGGACGTGGAAGGCAACAAGGAAGAGGAATGATCATGGTGCAGGACTTGAGCATGTACGCCATCAAAGACAGTATGTCGGATTACACTTTGACGCTTGGCAATCTGATAGACCGTGGTTTTAATACGGATGAAAAATTGCATTTGAGCGCTCAATATTATCCGATTTTCGACGAAAACTATAGGGCGAAATTGAACGATAAAATCGTGGCGCACTACGCACTGCGCGAAATCGGCTCGGAAACGCCGCAAATGTTCGTATTTTATTTGGGGCGTACCATGCGCGAACAAATGGACTATTACAATCAGCTCTATTTGTCTGCGCAACGCAAGTTCGACCCGTTCATGACATCCGACATCCGACAGGAAATGGACTCAACCAGCACGAATGAATCTTCGGGCAGATCTTCGGGCACGCAGTCAAACGAATCCACGGCAACCAGTACGTCCGACACTACCGCCGACAATTCGTCCATGACGTTTAACAGCGAGTTTCCGCAGACTCGTATAGATGATTTCAAGCAGTTCGCCACCAGCGCGTCACAGACGGATTCATTGGGCAACACACATACGGCAACCCAGCAGGACAGTACGGCCACCGCAACCAGCACCAGCAACACGGATTACGCGCACTCTTCGGACAAGGGTAATAGCGTATCGCATACGATCGGAACCAGCGGGTCACAATCACAGCTCTTGCAGGACTGGCGTAACACCATGCTCAATATTGACATGATGGTAATCAATTCGTTGGAAAATCTCTTTATGGGCATGTGGGGCAGCGGTGACGACATGACCAACGTTCCACAATTGTATTCCACGTCACTCGCCTATAATCTCGGCCACTAGAGTATACTTGACTTGAGACAGATTGGAGGATCTTATGGACGGAATCAACATGTGCGCCGCCCCCTTGGACATCGACCCGCGACAACGGTATTTCACGACGGTGCAGCCATTCTCATACCGTGACACGTTGACGGTGTTGGGGTATGTGCAGGAGGTGGCCGAGCATATCGACCAGCTCAGGGAACAGCTCGACAATCTCGCCAAAGACGAAAACGCCGACATCGAGGCTATCGATAAAGTTCTCTCCGAGATCGCTGCATGGCAGGCCTCAGTCGATACCGCACTGGATGATCTCGCGAAAAAGGTAGACCAGTATCAGGCATCGTCACTCACCTATAATCCGACAACAGGACAATACGAGGATTCCAGAAACACCGATCGTGACATGTACCGCGAATTGGCCGTATTCGGAGCACGGGTAGACCAGATGGCAACCATGACCACCGAACGGGCTGCACAATATGATTGCATCACATGGGCAGTTTTAGGTAACCATGATATTTTCGGCAACAAAGAACCGAGGGTAACCCCCCGAAAAAGGACGGTACAGCAATGACCAACGTCCAATACAATATGACACAACACCTGGCATTACCGCTCTATACGGACGATACGCCAATGGACTTGCGAGATGGCTATAATAATTCCATGCGTATCTTGGATCAGAAAATTCACCAGCTCGAAATTCTTGTCAGAGAATCTAAGGAAGTGGGCTGATGGGAACCGTCTACGATAAGTTGTCATTCCTTAATTATGCACTAAACAGTAAAAGAAAAGGATAATATATGTCAACCATATACTCCAAAACCGACAATTACGGCTTGAATTTGTATGGCGACGATGATCCCGCCGACCTGAGAGACGGATATAACGGCTCCATGCGCACCATTGACTCCACACTCGAAACGCATTTGAACCGTATCGAGGGCGTGGAAGCGCGTGAAACCCATGATGAAGCGGTCATGAAGGCGCTGCTTGTGGATAACACGGTGGATAATGCCACCGCTGCGAAAACCAAGTGGGATAAAGCGGCTACGGACGTGACCGCAGCAGCAAGCAAGGCCGACAACAATAGCGCCATTCTTACCGCGCTAGGCGCGGACACCACCGTTCACGCCACCGCCAATAGGACGAAATGGGATAAAGCGGGGACGGACGCTATCGAAGCGCTGGCAGACGCCGCCACCGCCACTGGAAAAGCCAATTCCAACACGGCGATTCTCACCGCGCTAGGCGCGGACACCACCGTTCACGCCACCGCCAACAAGACCAAGTGGGATAAAGCAAGTACGGATGCTGTCAGCGCTAACGACGCTATCGCTCGAATCCTCAAGTCGCTCTCACAGACCAACGGCCACTTGGTTACGTTCGGTGACTCGTACGGGATTAACGCGGATAAGACGCGCGAATGGCCGACCGTACTCAATATCCGACTGGGTGAAAATAGCGTACTGCACAATTACTGTATCGCAGGAGCTGGCTACGCCGCGCCCAACACCACATTCCAGTCCGAGCTTGACAACGCAAAAGCGGACACCAGCTATAACCATGATGAAGTCGGCTTAGTGGTGATCGCGGGTAGCCGCAACACCAACGACGGGTATTCGGGGGCATTGCGTGTCGCCGCGGTAAGCCTATACGAGGGAGTTAAACGAGAGTTCCCGAACGCTCGAATCATTGTAGTGCCCATGCTATGGGACTGGGCGCCAGTATCAAATTATTGGCGGTACAATTCCGCATCCTGTATTTCCGCTGCCCGAGAGGTCGGCGTGGAAGCGGTGCCATGGGCCTGGACATGGAACTTGGGTAATGACACGTATTTCCCGACCGGTGATATTCATCCGAACGCGGACGGTACGAACGTGATCGTAAGCTACATGCTTGATTACATCAACCACAATTACACGGGGCGTACCGAATCGTATTCATGGAGGGACTCAACCTATACGCTCGCACTATTCACCGTTAACGCTTCGGGAGGACTCATCACGTTCGGCTGGCATCTCGCCAGCAACGTCACCGCCGCTAATTTCGTGGACGTTAAAAACGCATTGCCGAAATGGGCCGAACGCGACAAAGATTCCACCAACGAGCCGGACGCATGGGCGCTCATGGCATCCAACGGCGCGAACGACGCCACCCTGTTTAAGGTGTTGGGGTCTGACGATCACGTGAGTGGCACGTTCGGCATCCAACCATACACCACAACCGGTGCCCATGGTTCCCCCAATGGTCTGATGGGTGGCGGTTTTACCGTCGCATGGTAATCTCCATGCTGCCTTAACGATAGCCATATCGCCTATAATGGTGATATGGCTATTACTTTTTCACAGTGGATCGATCAGACTAAAAACCGTTTTTGGGATATGGATGGCGCGTACGGGGCGCAATGTTGGGACTTATGGGCAAAATATAGCATGGATATGTACGGTATGTCCATACAGGATTGCATCACCCCTACCGGCTATGCAGGTGGCTTATATACCGCATATCCCGTTTCGGCACGGTGCGAGCAAGTGTACGAACGCATCCCAGCGGACGGGTATTCGCCGGTGGCCGGTGACGTGGCAATATGGGGGTACGGCACGCACACTCCATACACGCATGTTGCCATAGTCGCGGGGGATGCGGTAAAAGACGGCAGAATTTACGTGATTACGCAAAATCCTGACGCAAGCGCGTTCAAATGGTTTCCGATCGACGGACTGTTAGGCTACTTACATCCCCGTACCATACCTAAGCCGGACGTGGATAATCCCACCGGTGACAACAATCAGGGACGCCCCGACACGGCGCGGGGCGGCGCGTGGATACACTGGCAGGGCGACAATCTATACTTACACGAAACTGACAACAGCGGGGCGCGTACGCGCATTTTCTATAAGACTACGGCCAATAATTTTTCGGAAAAAGCGCCACAGTCGCAACCGTCCGGCTCGCAAGGACAAGGGCACCCGTCAAGCTCGACGTCACCAGAAAACTCTTACGCCTTATACGTGATCGGCACAGTCGAAGCCAGTTTGCGCTGGGATGCAGTAGAAGCGGCCAACTTGCAGGGTATCGGCATTGCGCAATGGAGCTTCGGCAGACGGTTGCAAGTGTTGGATGCCATGAAAGCGGCAGACCCAACCGGCTACGCGGCATTCAAAAACGCCGCCCCGCAGATCGCCGCATTAATGGAGAGCGGAGGGGATTTTACGAGAAACCTCACACAGGCGGAAGCTAGCGCATTCCAGTCATGGGCGGCACGAGGTGAATCCCATGAAGGACAGCGCAAGCAGTTTGCCGAAGATTACGCCGGATATCCGCAGGAATACGATGATGATAAAATGCAAATACTGTGGGTCACTGCATACCACCAGTCCCCCGCGAACGCGCTCAAGATACCGAAAGCATCAAACCTCGCACAGCTCAAGGCCAATATTCTCGCCACCTACCCATTTCAGCCGTACACGAATCGCTACAATCAGGCGTACTCTCTACTCAGCGTGTGGGATGGAAAATCGAATCCGCCCGCATTCTAAACATGTGATATAATAAGAAATGTCGGCATGTGATGACTTCCCTTGAGCCGACTAGTACCACAGACAAATGGGGAGTATGACGGTGGTCATGACGTCATACTCCCCATTATTCATAATGGAGGTGAGCATATATGGCATTGCAGACATTAGCCGAAGATGATTACTATGATCTGCATAATCTGCTCACCCGAAACGCCCCATGGAATTTCATTATCGGCGCACGAGGACTCGGCAAAACGTTCGCCGCCAAACGATACGGCATCAAAGAATACATCAAGCACGGTCACGAGTTCATTTATCTTAGGCGTACGGACGTGGAACAACACCGCAAGGAAACCTTCTTCAAAGACATTCAAGAGTTCTTCCCCTCGTACGAATTTCGTGTGAATGGTGAAAAAGGACAAGTACATAAGGCGTCATGGGACGAAAAGGACTGGCGCACATGCTGTTATTTCGTCGCCCTATCCCAAGCGGGTGGCTTGAAGTCGGTTGCCTACCCTAAAGTGCACTTGATTATCTTCGACGAAATTTTCCCCGATAACCTACGTTTTTTAAGCAATGAGGTAAATTCTTTTTCCGAATTTTACAACACGGTTGACCGTTGGCAGGATAGAACGAAAGTACTGTTTTTGTCTAATGCGGTCCAAAAAGCTAATCCTTATTTTGCGAAATACAGACTCGACATTGGTGCTCAGCAAGCCAACCAGCAACAATACAAGTTGTATTGCGGGGGTTTCGTTTGTCTCGAATTAGCCGACTATGGCGGATTCTCAGCCAAAGTCGCACAATCAAAGTTCGGCAGATTCCTTGAACAGTATGACGGCGACTATGCGGATTATGCGATCAGAAACAAGTTCCGAGATGAATCGGACACGTTGCTAGCTCCCATACCGAGTGACGGCGAACTCTCATATATTTTGGACACTACCGATTACGCTCGATTTGGTATATGGGTAAGTGTGTCCGAACGTGATGGACATGTTTCACAATATGTTTCACGACGTGTCCCTAAAGACAATACTAGACCCGTCTACACGTTAGACCCTAATCATGTTGACGAAAAAACATGGTATGTCAAAAAATCAGATGATATCATAAGACGACTCACCACCGGCTACCGACTAGGTAAAATAAGGTTTGATGACTCACAGGTCAAAGCCGATTTTGGACTGATCATAGGTGAACTGTTAGGGAAATAAGGAGAATAATATATGACAATGACAGCAGCCGACGTATGGTGTGTGTTCGCGGTAGTCTTTTTTATCATTGTGGACTACGTGACCGGCATTGCAAAAGCCATTTTAAATGATACGCTCAGCTCCCGGAAAATGCGACAAGGATTATGGCATAAGTTCGCCTATCTTATGCTCACCCTAGTCGCCTATTTTATAGACATGATCAACCTACACGTAGATCTCGGATTGCCGGTCAGCGTATTCGTATGCACCGTAGGCGGCATTAGCCTAATCGAACTCACCTCGATCCTTGAAAACATTACAGCCATCAACCCCGAACTAGCGGACGCACCATTCATGAGCGTGTTCGCACAAACCAATACCCCCAAACACAAGAAGGAAAACTAACATGAACATCTCTGAATGGATGAATAGCGTTAACGGACAGGTTGTAGACATGGACGGCGCGTACGGCGGACAATGCTGGGACCTATGGAGTTCCTACGCGCGAAACGTGTACGGCATTCCAGCAACCGACACCAACACCGTAGACGGATACGCCGCAAGCGTCTACACCGCACGATATGACCGCTCCCGCGCCCTACAGGACACATTCAGCCGAGAGGGCGCCGACCATACGCCGGTTTACGGTGACGTGGCATTTTGGAACGGCGCAGGCATGAACCACGTCGCCATTGTCGTCCGAGACAACGGCAACGGCACTTTGGAAACCATTTCACAAAACCCAAACAAAGCCGAATACATCACCATCAGCAAGAACGGCATTATCGGATACTTCCACCCACGCTCAACAAGCGCACCGGCACCGGCACCAGCAAACAACAATGTAACCATTATCCCACGAACCTACAAAGTCAACGTTGACGTACTCAACGTGCGCTCGGCACCGTCCACCTCAGCACAAGTCGTAGCCCAATACCATTACGGGCAGACAGTCAATTTGTCCGAAGGTGGTGAGATCGCAGACGGATACATTTGGGCACACTACATAGGCGGCTCAGGAGCCACTAGGTACGTAGCACTCGCCCCAGCCGACAAATCAATGTGGTACCTCGTATTCGCCTGATTAACGGCATAAGAAAAGCCCCTAGGTATTTACCTAGGGGCTTTCTTATTCATCAGTCGCCATCATCAATCGAAACAGCATATGTACGGCACGGGCGGCCTTTCTTGGAATAACCTTTAGCAACCATGTTGATATCATAATCGTTACTCAATAAAACCTCCACAATAGTCTCAAGCGCTCCACGGAACGAAAGAGTAGAATCATCCTCCAGCCCGTTATCGGAAACGAAACCTCTCCAAACACCGTCAATAATCACCTTATATCGATTGTATTCCTCGAACTCGATAACATATGCAGTAAGGTCTAGCATTTTATTTCCTTTCCCTTGAAGTTGATAACCACACTATAACACAAACAAACAGACGACACGCCCGGAAACAAAATGAAGCAAAATCCTTAAACACAGATACCGACCGGTCGGTAAGCTACGGTT